CTGCAGCAAATAATACATCTTGTCGTGTAGCCATTTAGTTATTCCTATTTTGCTTCAGATAAATTTCGATCAAAATTAATAGATAAAATATCTTCTTGATCAGTTGGTGTATATTTTAATCGCATCTGAATGCTAATTGCATTTTGGTTACTGTAAGTAACCACTTCTCGTAAATTCCATCTAGGATCTTGTGATACAATATCTATACAATCTTCTTTAATTGCGTCTTCTACTGTATCGTCATATGGCTCAAATAATAAATCCCAAATCAAAGAACCATACGAAGGATCCATTAATCTTTCGCCTTTTTTAGTGTTAAAATGATTTGTTAAATCTTGTTTAGCAAGGTCCATATCTTTTAATTTTCTAACTGAAGTTTTAGAAGAATAGCCTTTAAATAAAACTTTTGTTGCCATAATTATTCCAACTTATTATATTTAGTAAAAAATAAACCAAGTATTTAATATTTTTGGTTGACATTTGATCTTAAGAGTGTATAATACTTGTATAGGTTAAATTAGTTAACACTTGCTTAGGAGCAAATATGACAAAGTGGAACAGAACTAAAATTGCTAACCTACTTGCTACAAACAACAAGGCAGTTGAACGTGCCTTAATAGTTGTTTTCAACAATCAAGAGCTTGACGAGCAAGCAATGGATTCCACCCATAAAGCAAATGGTATTGGGTTTACTGCATTTGATGCAGATATCCTTTCTTCCTTTGCAAAACACATCCTTAAAGGTCGTTCACTTTCCCCAAAACAATTAGAAGTTGCACGTAAAAAAGACAAATTTGGTAATATGAAAATTGCCAAATACTGGAAACAGTTACAAGCAGAAATTATCCGTAAAGAACAAAAATTAGACATTCCTGCAGACGGCGGGTTTAGAACTTCTAAACAAGTTATTAATGGTGTGAGACAAGGTTATACTTACGATGATGATACATATTCCGACCATTTTAAAGACGCAAATGGTTTTAGACCACGTGGTATTTTGTGGGATCAGTGGATGGCACAAAGTCCGGCTGAAAAGCAAAAAGAGTGGGATAGGTTGCAAGAAGAGATTGTAAGGCAGATAGAAGAAGATAAAAAGTATAATCATTGTTTGCAAAAAGAAGTTAATCACTATAAGCAAATGAGCATATGACTTATCCTTATAAGAAAGAAAAAGATATGAATGATTATAACCGCGGTAAACGTGACATCATGTTAGAAATGGCAAAAGAAGATTTGATTAACGTAGCATCAAGAATTGCTGTTTTAGAAAACGACCTCGATGGTGCCCGAAAAACAAAGTGGGAGCTAGTTAATAAGATTCGTTTGCTAGAAAACAATGCGGCTTTTGAGTGTGTAGAAAAAGGAGAGGCTTTGACTCTCCATGAGAAGATTAACATTATTAAGGAAGGGTTTACGTTATGAGTACGAGTGTATATGGTGAAAGAATTGAAGCTTTAGTAGAAGGTCTTGACGCTATGTTAGACCACATGAACGATAGTTATCGTGAGTGGATGAAAAGTGATGACCCTATCAAGAAGCAAATGTGTAGTGAGTATCATGCTTCCCTTACCTATTACATGGGTAAGAAATATGTCAAGGTAGTCACAAGCAGTTCAGTTTGTGCTTTCGTTGTCGCCTGTGATGATGATAAGAAGTTCATGTTTGGTGACATCCTGAAGCCTGCTGGGCGGAAGGCTCCTGCAAGGAACTTCCGTAGAGGGAATGTTCTGGATCGAACCTTTGCTCGAGTTCGATGGACAGGAGCTTTATAAAAAAACTTGACAAATTTATTATTAAGGAAGGATTTACTGTATAGATAAATAATTTAAACAGTTTAGGACAGTTATATGAAAATCAATGATATTATCAACGAAGCATCTTTTAAATTTTCTCCCGAAGACTTCAAAGATACAGAAAAATATAGCATACCATTTGAGGATACAACAAGATTTGCCCAATTCTTAGCAAGGCAAATGGAAATTATGGGTGTATCAAAAGAGATGGCAGAAAAGTTATATAAGGCTGCGGAAGCAGGCAACGATAGTTGGATTCATAGATTTGGAAAAAGTCCTAAACTTAAAAATCTTATTGGTCATACTATAGATACTGCAATGACGTCCAATTTAGTTGCAATTCAAAAAGCAATGGGATTATATGCAGGCATTCTTAATCTTAAAAAGAAAGGTCCTAGTAAACCATCGCCCACACCAGACGATATGCTACCCGGCGGACCAGACGACGAAGAAGCAAGAGATCGTCGAAGTGCAGCCGCTTTTGGACCTCCAACTGATCCACGTGGTATTAGATCATACTAAAATATGAAAGAACTATTAGATCAACTACGAGTTGTTTTTGAAAAATCCGAAGCTCGCATCCATGAACTCGTAGGTAAGTGTAACGAGCTAGAAGAAGAAAACGACAGACTTCGTCAAGAACTTCAAAACGAAGGATACATTATTAAAATAAACAGAAACTATGATAGGTCTAGAAAGTATGACAGAAGCAAATCACAACGAGAATTCGACTGCGATTTTTGATTGGGCAAATAAATTTCATAAAGCATTTAGAGAATTAAAACACCAAGGATTAGATATACAGACAGTCCGTGTCTTTAGAAACTTAATATGTAGAGACGGTTTTTCGTTTTCCCTCCAAGCAGGTCCTGCACATTATTCTGAACCAAAAGCAATAGCAGAAAAATATGATGCCTGGGAAGTTGGGTATCCGTCACAAGTAGAACCATTGTGGTTAGAATGGCAAGAACCCGGCCATGATCCAACAGAAAGTGTATACGGCTGGGTGCCAAATAATGTTGTTAATGCAGTAATACAAAAACATGGTGGCATTGATGAACGAGAATTTATTTTGGAGAAGCTTCTAAAATAAATACGGTATCATGACTGACGCACAGGTAGAAGATCATTTAGATGAACGACAAGAGCTAGAGCAGGAAAGAGATTATTACAAAGATAGGTGTACAGAGTTAACACGGCAATTAGATATTGCTAATAAAGAATTAAAAAGAATAGAAGATACTTATTTCAGAAACAACTAATGAAACTGATAACAGGTAATGCAAACAGAAAACTAGCCGAAGACATAGCCGGCTTAGCAGGTATAAGTTTATGCGAAACTTTAGTAACCCGGTTCGCAGACAATGAAATTTGGTGTGAAATAAAAGAGAACATCCGAGGGGAAGATGTTTTCATTATCCAAAGCACATGTAATCCAGCCAACGACAACTTAATGGAATTATTAGTACTCATAGACGCTTGCAAACGAGCAAGTGCAGGCAGAGTTACGGCAGTTATTCCTTATTATGGTTATGCACGACAAGACAGGAAACCTACTTCTAGAACTCCTGTAAGTGCAAAACTTGTTGCTAATATGTTAGAAGCGGCAGGCGTAGATCGTGTATTAACAATGGATTTACATGCAGGTCAAATACAAGCCTTTTTTGATATTCCAGTAGATGATTTAAGAGCAAAACCGTTGTTTGTAAAAGACTTAAAAAATAGTCCTATGGTTAAAAGCGGTAATGCAATAATAGTTTCACCGGATGCAGGAGGCGTTCCCCGGGCAAGGTCTATTGCAAAAGCATTAGATTTAGATATAGCAATTATTGATAAACGTCGAGATAGGGCCAACGAGTCCGAAGCAATGAATGTCATTGGTAACGTAAAGGGGAAGCAATGTATAATCGTGGACGATATCGTAGATACTGGGGGAACACTAGCCAAGGGTGCAGACGCTTTAAAGAGCGAAGGCGCCGAGGTAATTCATGCATATATAACACACGGAGTATTAAGCAAAAATGGTGCAAAGAAAATGGAATCGTCAGCGTTATCGGCATTAGCGATAACAGATAGTATTCCAAATGAAGAAAATAGTGTAGTTAAAATTATCTCAATTGCGGGTATGTTTGCCGAAGCAATTCGCAGAGTACACCATGATGAATCAATTAGTGTATTGTTTGAATGAACGAAGAAGAAGCATGGCATAATTGTCATCCAGATGATGCATGGATTTTTGATAAACTAATCCTCTCCAAAAAATTAGGTTACACATGTGGTCCAGCAGAAGTAGCCGTTCCTGAATCAAATTATTATGTAGTTAGACCTTGTGTTAATCTTGCTGGCATGAGTATAGGTGCGGAAATACAATATTTAGAAATGGATTCATGTATTGATCAGCCTGGTTATTTTTGGTGCGAAATGTTTAAAGGTAGACATTTAAGTGCCGACTATGAAATAGATTCTGCATCTAGATCAATCCAACAAGGTTTAACAGTAGAAGGATTTAGAGACTATAATCAACCCCTATGGAAGTTTCTTCGTTGGATTCGTGTCAACGACGAACTAAAGATAAATTTTATTCTTAAACAATTAAAAGGATCTTATAAGGCTATTAACTGCGAGTTAATAGGCGGTAAACTTATAGAAATGCATTTAAGAGCAAACTCAGATATGGGCGATTACAATGAAGTAATACCTGTATGGAAGGGCGAATCTACAACACCGCCAGACGGCTTTGAATATAT